TGAGTAAGCTGTCTTACACCATCAATAACTTCTGTTCTCCATCCCAAAATATTTTTTGGCTCATATGTCACCCAATATGGTCTGACTTTTTCTCCATCTTTCGGTGCATCAACAAGAACACCAACATGACCAAAAGAAATCGCAACTCTAGCTGTCTGATATAACCAAACATTAAGATCATTTCCCTCAAGGTCAACATCAAAAAGCTGCTCACGAACAAGATCCGAAACATCATCAAGTCTGATAGGCTTCCTAACAAGCATACCGCTTAACATTTTCTCAATACGTTGCAGATATGGCACTACTGTTGACCTTGCCAACCTTGTGTCATAAGCATCGTCAGTTTCTCTTGGCTCTTGATTTAAATATTTTCTATGCTCACTACGGATTTTGTATGTTCCCTCTTTCAAATCTTCAACCAAACCCCAGAAATTTGCCATTCTCTGATAGGCAGCATTAGGACTTGCAACCGTTGTAGGAGCTAGTGTTACAGGTTGATTGTAAATATCAAAAGAGCTATACACGGTTTTTCCTCATAGTACCATTACTTTTAATATATTCTAATCCCTGTTCGCTTGCCTGCCCTACCATAAAGCAAATTAAATTCACGATAAATTAAATAACCAAGAGCATCATTCATGTGGTCATATCCATTCTGTTTGTCTGGATCTCCTGTCTTTTCATCGTAGCTTTGCAATTCAAGGCACTCAATCAGACGAGTGCAACTGGCATGAATCGCCAAACGTCTTTCCCCTTTGCCGTTCTGTAGTAACGCATTGACGGTTGCAACTCTATCTTTGATAAAGGGGTTGCTCTTGAGAGCCATTGAACCGAAGCCGTAACCTTGGAGTATGGCGAGATCTGTCTTTGATGCGTTAATCGTTGAACGTGCTGAACCACTAGCGTCAGGGTAAACTAATATTCTGTTTGAAGGATAACGTCTAAGTAATTCTTGTGCCAACGCATCTGTATCTTTTTGTTTGGATATTTCATCAATAATTACCAGCTTGTCACCATCCCTCACACCAATGACGCAGTTGCAGTTCATTACGTTGAAATCTATACCGCAAAGTAAAGTCTCCATCTTGATATCAAACGGTATTTTGTTGATGACATGATGCTCCCTGGAGAACCTGTTATAAACCTGACCGCTAGTTAAATTGACCCATTGTCCTAGTAAATAAGCCTTGATCAGCTGCGGTGGATAATTTTCCTCAAGAGATTGAATAAAGTTGTTAGGTAGATAAGGATTATCTTTTGTCTTTGCCTGGATTAATCCTGTATCTGATTTTTTATTTTTTTCAAATGTTTCAAATGCCCAGCCATGACCTTCGGGAGTTGTTGTTGCATAAAACTGTTGAACATTACCTGATCTAAGTCTTGCAAGTGCCATGTTCATTGCGCTCTCTGCCTCTCGTTTCGGGATAGTGTCTGCCTCATCAAATCCCACTGCACAAAGATTCTGGCCTCGTAATCGTTGATAAGTAAGCATTGTTCTAAGCAAGATCGTATGAGTTCCTTCTTCAAAGGTAAGTTGATATTCTGGCAAAGGAGAAGCTCTGAAAGTGTAAGGTATTTCCCACTCCTCAAGAAGCTCGTTCATTGTTCGCATCAAAATATCTCTGAGCATTGGGCTTGTTGGTTCAAAGATGGCAGATATATGACCAACATTCATGCAAGCAAGAATAATACTTTTGGAGACTAAAGCATAAGTTTTACCAGCACCAAAGCCACAAACAAGGGCAAGTTTGCGATGGCTTGTGTCATCACAGAAAGATGCTTGATGTGGAAGCAACTTAGTTTTTATTTTTTTTATTACATCTTTTGATGAGGGGATATAACTAAAGCCTTCTTCAAATAAAACATGGCCTTGCGAGACAGTTTCTAAGAGACTCATGAGACTAAGTGTGCAAGTTTGGCTGCAGTATTGATCGCACCAAGAGCAATGTGATATTGACCAGACCTTCTGGCTTCCATCTGTAAGGTGCTGCATTGAGCCAAAAGATCAGCAATCATCTGAGGTCGTTCCATGTCCCAGTCCTTCTTGAGCTCGTCTCTAGCTATCTGTAAATACTTAGCAACGCTTCTCTCTCCCACCCCCCAATTCTCGGAAGCATAACGAACGCAGTCAGACCGACGACCCCCGTTAGCAATTATCCGAGCGAACCGTTGAGCTCTGACAATCGTCTCTGCTTGCGTACCTTTTTTGCCCATAAAATGTAGTTCTTAGTTAAATACTACACGCTCTGCTTTATTTCCAGTGAAATTCTCCCATCTTTTAATTATTACATCGCAGTATTTTGGGTCAAGTTCAACAAGGCGAGCTTGTCTTTGTATTCTTTCTGCAGCGATCAAAGTTGTGCCAGAGCCACCAAAAGTGTCGAGAACGATATGATTTGGCTTTGTTGAGTTTGACATTTGATATTGGATTAGGTCGACGGGTTTCATTGTTGGATGTTCTTTATTTTTGGAAGGCTTATCGAAGTTCATGACGGTCGTTTGTTTGCGATCTGCATTCCAGAAGTGCGAAGCACCTTTTTTCCATCCGTACAGGCAAGGTTCATGCTGCCAATGATAATCTTGACGACCCATAACCATTGAGGACTTCACCCAGATCAAGCATTGTCTTATTTGTAAGTTTGCATCTTTTGCAGCACCACGAAAGTTGTAACCTTCTGAGTCTGCATGCCAGATGTAGAAAGAAGCACCATCGTTTAAGTAGTGGTGTGCGACTTTATAGGCAGAAGCAAGAAACTGTCTGAAGTCTTGGTCAGACATGTTGTCGTTTTGAATTTTTAATTTGTCTGCGGTTGCACCTTCGTAGTTTACGTTGTAGGGAGGATCGGTAAGCCAAAGGTCTGCCAGTTCATTTTCCATCAAAGGTTGGATTTGGTTTTGGTCAGTTGAGTCTCCGCATAAAAGTTTATGGTTTCCAAGTTTCCAAACCTCTCCAAATTGGACTGTTGGTTCTTCAGGAGTTTCAGGAACTTCGTCAGGGTCAGTTAAACCTTCAGATGGAATGATATCTGGCTCGCCAAGTATTTCTGCAAGATCTTCTTTTGTAAACCACGGATCAACATCGTGATCTTCTGAAAGCTGATGCAACATTTCTTTATCCCACTCTGATAAGTCGGAGGTTCTGTTATCAGCTAAAGCAAGCCCGACCTTTTGATCTTCGGAGAGTCCTTTTCTTTTTACAGCGATAATTTCATCACCTTCGGTTTCAATAACTCTGACGTTTTTTATACCAGCTGCTCTTGCCCCAGCAATTGTTCCATTACCAGCAAGGATTCGATTCTCTTCGTCGATAACGATAGAACGACCAGCACCATATTTTTGTAGAGATTCTTTTATCAAGGCAGATGAACGGTCCGTTCTTTTTCTTGCGTTTTTATGATCGTTTTTAAGTTCGTTAATTTTCATGCTGGGTTTTTGAATTGATTATATTTTTGGATGTGAAGTTTAACAACTGCTGTTGGGCATACAATTTGACCCATCTTTTGCAGGTCTAATTTAAAATCGTGATAAATTTCATAAAAAGCATAAAAAAGATCAGATATTAAATTTTCGCCATAAAGGTGAGGGTTTTTGCCATGTAAATGAAAAAACCAACGAATCATGTCGTTGGCAGAGCATACTTCGATTAGATTTATTGAATAAAGCGGTTCATCGTGGTCCCAAATACCAAAATGGCAATCAGGCATCAAATCAAGGGAGTAAGTTTCCTCGTTTAGATACCAATCACCCCAATTCATGTGAACAGGCCAGTTATAACTCATTAAGTTTGCAAGAGGCACAGGATAAGGGTTTTGCTTAGAAAACTCTATATTTTCCTTCTTTTCTCTTGCTTGAGCCGACTCATAAAGAAGGTTTTTAGGAAGGCGGTGGGTCACTTTGGTTGAGTTTCATTGATTCAACAGTAGCTTTTTCTGTTGGAAATGAAAACAGGGAGGGAGTATTTTTTAAAGTTTCTTTGACAGTTTGTATAAAATATGGCAGTTCTTTCTTTGGATTGTTTATATTTTGCAAGCGATAATCGTTCATTAATTTAACACTTTGTTGCCACGATTCCTTTCTTTTGTTGTGCAACATTCTTGTTTCATCTTTAGATAAAGAAACGCCTAAAGTGTGTTCACCACTGGAAGTTACAACGGATTTAATGTTACCTAACGAGTCTCTATATCCAGAGGAGATAACATTTTGTTCTTCATCTAATTGTTGGTATGCTTTCTTGCAATGGCAAATTATGGCTGCATCAGAGCCAGCAAACTTTCTGCCTTTTTCATCAATATCGTAATCATGCCAATAAAGTCGGTTGACTAAACGATCTGAATTGTTAACGATTCCTGTGTCGTAGCAAGCATAGCAATCCTTGTCAGGGGGATAGAAGTTTATTGTTTTTTCTGTGAGTTTTCTTTTGTAAGACATGGCAAGTTAAAAGGGTTGATCTTGGGATTTATCTTTTTCCCAATTTGGCTTTGGCAAATCAACTGTGCTTGGTAGGTAAGCTTCAAAACTGCCGTTCTTAAGCCACCGATACGCATCAGGAAAGGGAGAAGCGAAGCCCCCTTTGTTCTCAATTTGGTGTTGATCAGTTATAGCTCTTTGTAAAGCTAAAGCAAGTGTTTCTGAAGAATGACTTTTCATAACGACACAATATTCTTCGAAGGCTCTTGGCTTTGTTTGACCAGATGCTCTTTTTTTAATTTTTAAATATTTCTGCCAAAAAAGCTCAAATTCTTCTGAGTAAATCTTTTTCTTGGTTTTTTGTTTACTAACTTTATTAATATTGTTATTTGTATCTAGTTTATATACATCTTGTTTGGTGGCATCTGGTGCTATGGGGGGGTGCAGATTTTGCACTGGGGGTATGGCATATTTTGCAGGGGTGCAGGATTTGCCACGCCCATCAATACTAGGTTCTGGAACATTAGCAAGATGCCAAATAGTGACTTTATATAAATTACTGCCCTGTTCACCATTTCTGCCTTTTTGGTGTTTTCTTTCCAACCAACCCAAAGAGACAAGTTGGTTTACAATCTTCTGTGCGGTGCGTTTTGACATGCAAGCGGACTTGGCAATTGTATTTAAAGATGGATAACATTGCTGGTCGTCTTTGTTTGCGTAGCTTTGAATAACCCAAAGGACAGCTAATTGATTTGGTTGTATTTTTCCTCTAAGATTTGTAGGTAAAGCAGTGAAGGGATAACCTTGTGGATTGAATGACATCTTTTATTTTTTCCGTTGAGAATATTGAACCAGCCCCACAAGGGAGTAAGCGACATATTGGTGGTGGCAGAATGATCGAAGTTTGCAAAAGAGTAAAGACATGGCGGAGGGAAGTTAGCAAGGTGGCCAAAAAAGAGACAGAAACACCTATCGAGGGTGCTTGTCACGTTGGTTTGATATTTAGGTTTAAACGACCTAAAAGTCACTATCGCTCAAATGGACTGCTGAAGCAATCGGCTCCAGCTTATTTAATTGTTAAAAAAAATGACCTAGATAAGCTTGTTAGGTCAACTTTAGACGCACTCACTGGAATTGCTTTTAAAGATGACTGTCAAGTAACAAATTTATCAGCAACTAAAAGATACTGCAATGAAGATGAGGTAGTTGGTGCGGATATATTAATAAACGAGTTGTAATAATGAATCGGGAGATCGATCAGCCCCTTGCCTTGACTGCCCTGCCTTGCCCACGGTATCAATGGGTGTTTATAGCTTTCAGACCACTGCTTTTGAAGTCATCAGGCTTCCCGATTTAATTTAAGCATAATACATGATACAAGAAAAAGCTGCCCTGTAAAGGTTCTAACAAGTATATTTAAGATGGTTGACAGTATCATTAGGTTGAGGTAATATAGATTAGGCAGAGATTGCCTCCACTTAACTTGCTAAACAAAATGAAAATTGCAGCAATCAACCCAGAGCAGATGGGCCTTTTACCCACACTCGAATACAGGGTCGAAACACCATATAAAAACGGTCCGATTGACCACCTCTTTCAAACAGCTGAGGAAGCAATCGCAGAGGCAGATAAAAGAGCCCCAGAATACGGTTCTTCTTATGTAATTGACTTAGAAACAGAGAAGGTCGTACATTTTAGCTTTTGCAGGGAGCCTTTAGAAGCAAACAAAAATAACCACCAGCCAAAATTGCACGATTGGGCATCTGGTTATTCTTGGACATATGTAGAAAAAGACGGAACAGTAAGGAGAGGTTAAAATGAAACCAGAAAATGATTATGAAGCATATAATCTTGCTTTACGTTTATCAATTACAGCACCATCAAAAAAGCTATCTGAAGAATGTTCTCAAATAGCTGAGACAATTGGACAACGGCTTCCAGAGTCTTATAAAACAAAATGCCGTCAAACTATTCAAAAAGCACTCGAGGAAATCACCTAATGACTGAGCAACAATACCAGCAAGCAAAAGCAGAACTAACCAACAGATGGTTTGATGATGAGTCTTACACAGACGATATGTTCATATTAGACCTTAAGGGGCTGGAGGCTTCTTGGCTGATAGCTTGCTACAACAGATCACTATAATATTAAGGACATTTAAGTTGACTTACCTATATAACAGAGGTAATATAGATTTAAGGCAGAGATTGCCGAGTTTCCTTAGCCATCAAAAACGATGAAACATTTTCTTTTATACATTGCG